GGCTTGCAGACATGCCTGGATCATCGCGCTTGTCGGCTCAAGCGGCACCAGCACCATGCCGGAAGGCGCATCGGATAGCGCGCGGATGGCGGCGGCGATTTTGCGTGAATTAACAATCATTGCAGTAGGCGAAGAAGCTTTGCCAACAGACGGGTCTTCCGAAAAAAACTTTACAGTTAATTCATCAAGCTTTGCTTGCGCCTTTTTCTCATGTTCTTCCGCAATCTTCGCCGCTTCTTCCAGCGCATCGCGCCGGGCGGTTTGCAGCGCCGCCCGCAGTTTTTCGTTCTCGGCCCGCAGGCGATCACGCTCGGCGGCGAGGGATCGGAGGGCAGCGGCGCACTGAGCAAAGCCGCCGAGTTGGTCACAGATTTCCGCCATCTGTCCCGCTTCTTCCGTGGTGATGGTCATTTCTTCCGTGCCTCCATCATTGCATCGGCCCAACAACATCGCCGCCCCGCGTCCGATAATACGCGCCTTCACGAATTTTCATATCACAGCCCCCAATATCGCCAGCGCAAACACGCCGCCGCAGATTGCCAAGATTGCCAGCGCCTCGCTGCGCCTGATCGGCGTGTATTGCCGATCAGGGCCAGGGCCGGGATAGAAGCCGCCGCTCATGGGGATGGCCTTGTCAGCAATTCAAGGGATTCTTCTGATAATTTTTGGCCTCGCTTAAGCGCTACAAAAGCGGCCCTTGTTCTGTATTTTTCATCTGTTTGATGCACTTTTACTGGAAGGTTTCCCTTAGATCTTGCGGAGCGAATAGCTTCAACGGTTCGCCCGAGAATTTTCGCAACGTAATCATAGCTGGCGCCGTTATCCAAAAGCGCCGCCGCTTTCTTCAAATCTTCTTCATTCCAGTGCAGTCGCGCTTTTGCGCCGCCACGCCTTTCGGGCACAAAATGCGGCATCGGCAATGCTTCCTTTATCATCGTCAGCGCTTTGTCTTCCTGCACAAAAGCCGCCATTTCGCGCGCCAGTGTTAGCGCTTCCTTGGCGTCTTTGCTGGCGCTAATTGCCAGCTTCAAAATTTCCATCCGATCCATCTTGCTTCCTCCTCAGAACGGAATTTCATCGTCAATATCAGCAGGCGCCGGGCGCGGCGCGGCTGGCGCGTTGGCGGCATCCTTTGGCTTGACCGATAGGCTAAAGAACCGCCCGGAACCGTCCTTGCGTTCCTTTACCCAGCCTGACAGCCAATAGTCGCGCCCCTCCACGTTGATGGAGCCGGAAAAATCCGGGTGCGTGTCTTGCGTCTTCCGGTCATTGCGCCCGAGGATGCCTTTATTCGTGTTATCGTAGCCGCTCATTCTGCCATTTCCTTTTCAGTGGTTTCTTCCAAGCGCGCCGTGATGGCCGCGCGAATGTCCTTAACAGTGTCGGGGTAACGCTCCCCCACCGCGCCAAAGGCGCCAAGGTTCGCATCAGCCCAGGCGCGCAACGCGGCGGGGTCATGCGCCAGCAGGCCAATCGCTTTCATCGCGGCGCGGTGCCACAGCTCCACGGTGGCGATTGAATGTTCCTTGGCGTTAGGGTCAATCAGTGGCAGGGGCTCGCTTGCGGGCCGTGCGGCGGGTGCGGGTGCATCCGCACCGCTTTCCAGCCATTGCAGCAACTGCCGCCCTGTGCCTTCCGTAATGGTGTCGCGCCAGCCATCAAATAGCGTGGTGCGGTCCTTGGACGCGGCGGCCTTGTGGTCAATGTCAATGTCCATGACCACGGTGAATTCATATTCCACGCCATCGCGCTGCACTGGCGCCAACCCAACCTTACGCGGCACTTGCTTGCCCCGGTCATTGGTCTCCAGCACGTATTCGGTCTTGACGCGCATCGTCACGATCATGTGGCAGCGGCTGGATAGCAGCGCTTCCACCAGCGCATTATGGTCCGGCGTCACTTCGCGCCAAGCGGCGTAAGAATTGGTGCCGGGGCGATTGGCAATCTGGCCTTGCTTATCGAGCAACCCGCCCGCGCCAGCCCATGCGTGGGACAGGCTGTCAACGATAATCGTATCGTATTCGGCGCCTTCAAATGCGGCGATGGCTTCGCGGTATTTGCTGACGGTGTAGGGCTTTTCCAGCGTGATCACGCCATATTCACCAAGATTGGCGTAAAGATCAGCCGAACCATTTTCGGTGTCGATGATGCCGACCTTGCCGCCAATACCGAACGCCAGCTTGAGCGCCGACATGGTTTTGCCCGACCCTGATGGGCCGATCAGCGCAAGGCGTAGCTTTGCCTTGCGTCTGGTTGCTTTGCGGATTTGCAGTGCCATTTCATTGTTCCTTTGCTGTAATGACTAAAGACGGTGGTGATTGCGTGAGCGCCGCGCCGGGGATTTCCTCACCCCGCGTCAGGCGCGATTTGATAAATGCCTTGTCGGGCTGGCGCTTTATGGCAAAACAATCATCGGGCAGCGCTTTTTCATCGCTGATTTCCACGGCGCGGGCGCCATTTGCGCGCAACGTCGCGCGGTGGTGCTTTCCTTCCGCCATAGCCGCGCCGGGGTCGCCGCATTCGGCCAGTCCAGCGCGCAACGCCTCGCGGGCTTGTGCCGCGCCGTGTGTCAATTCCGCCTGGACGCGCGTCCAGTATGTGACGGCGCGCTTGGCTTCCGTCTCAGCATCTTCCAAGGCCACAATCGCATCCAGCGCCCCGGTAAAGCTAGCGTCAAAACTATTGGCCTGCGCTGCCTTGCTAGTCGCCACCTTGGCGGCAATAAGCGCCAGGCGCATTGGATGGGCGTCATAGTCCGGCATGGTGACCGGCACTTGCACGGCGCGCACGGCTTCGCGGAGCGTGGCGGCGATTTCATCGGCGGTCATTGGCTGTCTCCAAACAGGGAAAGCTGGTTTGGTTGCGGGATGAACACGTCAGCGCCAGCAGCTTTCAGCAGCGCGGCAAGCGCCGTTGCTTCGCGGCGCTGATCGGCGGCCTCATCGAGGCACCGCGCGGCGCGTTCCGGGTCAATGTGTTCGCAGCGCGCGGCGGAGGCTTCCAGGCGGCGGGCTTCGATAAGGCGCGTGGCGTGCAGGCCTGCCACGGTGGCAATATCGGCGCGGTCCATCACACGAGCCCCAGCAGCACAAGCCAAACCGCCACAATCCAGGCAATGCCCTGGAACAACGCCTCAAACGCGGCGTTGACCGGGCCAGCGCCAATCGCAACCGTTAGGATCAGCAGCGCGCAAAGCGGGCCAAGCACGATCCACCAGATAATGCGTTCGTGGTTCATGGCGCGGCCCTCCAGCGCTTTATGGCTTTGGCGAACATCGCCAGAATGTCTTGCGTTTCATCCCCAAGCGGCGTTCCGGCGCGCGTGGCTTTCCAGTGCTTGCGACCTTCTTCCAGCGTAAAGAACCGGCACCCGGCTTTAATGTAAAAGCCGTCGTCGCAATGCCATAAGAAAAACTCCCAACCATCCGCGCGCGTGGCGCGGCGCAGGATACCGATGGCGGTTTTGTTGTTGTTTATTTTGGCGCCGGACAAATTCGCGCCCCGCAAATCCGCGCCGGACAAATTCGCGCCGAACAAATTCGCGCCCCGCAAATTCGCGCAGGACAAATACGCGCCGGACAAATCCGCGCCGGACAAATTCGCGCCGAACAAATTCGCGCCCCGCAAATTCGCGCAGGACAAATCCGCGCCGAACAAATTCGCGCCGGACAAATCCGCGCCGGACAAATTCGCGCCCCGCAAATCCGCGTCGGACAAATTCGCGCAGGACAAATCCGCGCCGGACAAATTCGCGCCGGACAAATCCGCGCGCTGGCCGCCTTCATCGCGCAACCACTTAAGATGATCCGCCAACACGGCGGCGATTTTTTCCTTGGTCATTGCGCGGCACCCCGGCGCATGTTCCAATTATCAATTGCGCGATAGAAGGTGCCATTCACGGCGTCATCTTCCGCGCGGCGCTCGGCTTCAACCGTAATAGTGGCGGCAGCTTCTACGAGTTGATCAATCGCGTAGTCGAGCGCATCATGTGCGGTGGAGCCTGCCACGTCAAAGCGTATGTCAAGAAGCTGCGCCACCATGCGTTCAATCTGCAACATGGCAGTCCAAGCCGTCGTGGCGGCTTCGTGCCAGTTGCCGCTTTTGTCGTCCGGGCACTTTTCGAGCCGGGTGCGATAACCCGCCAGGCTGACTAATGCTTCGTGCTTAACTGGCGCTTCGGGCGGTTGCGTGGGAAGAAGGTTCAACATGGCTTGGTGCCTCTGTTCGTGTTGCGATAGCCTAACCCTATGTTGTGCCGGTGCGGCTGTCAATCATAAAATAAATGCGCGATGCTTTTTTTTATGATTGACAAGCCCGACGCCTTGCGCTTAGGGTTCCGGCTATGACAGTATCAGACCTTATTGAGCAGGCGGGCGGCACGCGAAAACTAGCGGAAACGCTAGGCTGTCGCCCGAATGCCGTTTGCAACTGGCGCTATCAGGGCGTCCCATATAAACATCATGCCCGGCTGCGCGCCATGCTGCGCCGCCGTGTGGATCGCCTGGCGCTGGCCGAGGCACTGGAATGGAGGCCAAGCAAATGATTAAACGCTTGCGGCATGGAATATGCTGGATTATGTGGCGCGTCAGTGATGCGTTTGAAATTATGGCCGATTGGTGCGAGCGCGCCGCCGATTGGGCGGAGGTTTTTGGTGGCCGCATCAGGGGGCGCGACTGATGCCCAGAACAGGCTTCTGGACGCCCGAGCGCGATGCCGAATTGCGTGAATACTGGGCCGGCAACCTATCCGCGTCACAGATCGGCGCGAAAATGGCGATGAACAAAAACCAGATCATCGGGCGCGCGCATCGGCTAAAGCTGCCGTTGCGTGGCGTGCCGGTCAACATAAGCCGGGGCATGGTGCCTCAGCCTGCCGTCCGCGTAAAGAGAGATCTTCCCCCGAAGCCTTCTTTTGTGCGGGCGGCTTCCCCATCGCGGCCACGCGCCGCTTCCAACTCCGGCGCACTTTCCTCCGCCGTTGAGCGCCAGGCTTCCTCCCGGCCTGAGCGAGACTTGCCAGGCGCGGTTGCCGAAACGCCGCCGCGCCGGGTCTTTTCTGATAAGCAGTGCCAATACGTCACCGGCAATGACCGCCGCGATTATCGCTTCTGCGAGGCGCCGGTGGTGGAAAACGCCAAGGGCCGGCCATCGGCATTCTGCGCTATGCATTTTGACTTGTGCCTTGTGTCGCCAAAGAAGGCGCTGGAAGAACGCAAGGCGCAGCGCGCGGCAGACATTGAAGCAGCGCGCGTGCGGTGGAACCCGCCGAGCGCCTGGAGGTAAGAACATGCAAACAGAATATGCGGAATTTCTAGCGGCAAAGCGCCCTGCAGCGCACGCCACCGGGCTTGATCGCGTGCCTGATCTTCACGCGGACTTGAAGCCGCACCAGCGCGACTGCATCTCGTTCGGGCTGCGCCAAGGCCGGTTTGGCTTGTTTCTAGACACGGGCATGGGCAAGACGTTTTGTCAGCTTGAATGGGCCAATCACGCGCTTGAGGCCAGCAATGGCAAGGCTTTGATCCTAGCGCCTTTGGCGGTTGCGGCGCAGATCGTGCGCGAGGGCAAGGCGCGCGGCTATAAAGTGCAGCAAATACGCGACCAAGCCGAGGCGCGCGATGGCATTAATGTTTGCAATTATGACCGGCTGGACCGGCTGGACTTTGACGCATTCGGCGCGGTTTCGCTGGATGAAAGCAGCATCCTAAAGAGCTTCACCGGCAAGACAACGCGCGCCCTGATTGACGCCTTCAAAGATCATCGCTTTCGGTGCGCTGCGACTGCAACGCCAGCGCCGAATGATCACATGGAACTGGGGCAGCACGCTGAGTTTCTCAGCATAATGAACGGCAACGAGATGTTGTCGCGGTTTTTCATCAACGACACGTCGCAGGCTTCGCAACAATGGCGCCTGAAAAAGCACGCTGAGAGCGCTTTTTGGGATTGGATGTCTAGCTGGTGCCGGATGGCGGAAACTCCGGCGGACTTCGGCTATGATGCCAGCGAATACGTCTTGCCGCCTTTGAATGTGCATCGGCACAAGGCGGCGGGCGATATTCGCGCGCCTGCCGGGCTGCTTTTCATGGGCGATCTATCGGCAACCACGCTTCACGAAACCAAGCGCCAGACCGCGCAAGCCCGCGCGCAAGCCATTGCGGCGATCATGCCGGCCAATGATGCCTGCGTGGTGTGGTGCGATACGGACTATGAGGCCGATGCCATCCGGGCGGAAATCCCTGAAATTCAGGAGGTGCGCGGTTCTCATCCGATTGAGCGCAAAGAAGAAACGCTTGAAGCGTTTGCATCCGGCGAAGTGAAATGGCTTTTGACCAAGCCCAGCGTGGCAGGGTTCGGCATGAATTGGCAGCATTGCGCGACGATGATCTTTGCCGGGCGGTCATTCAGCTATGAGGCTTGGTATCAAGCCGTGCGCCGTTGCTGGCGCTTTGGGCAGAAGCGCGCGGTGGAATGTCACCTAATCGTGGCCGAGGGGGAAGATCAGATTGGTCGCGTGATTGACCGAAAGAGCGCCGATCACGCGAAGATGAAGCAGGCAATGTCATCCGCCATGCGCCGCGCAATGGCGCAGGATGCTGGCGTGCGAGTTCCGTATCAACCAACACACAAAGGGGAGTTTGCATCGTGGCTTTCATGAGTTTGAACAGCAATCAGGGCGACAGTTGGCAGGCCATCCATGGCGATTGCGTGGACGTGGTGCGGCAGATGCCAAATGAAAGCGTGGGCTTTTCGGTTTATTCGCCGCCTTTCGGGTCGCTTTTTGTCTATTCAGAGAGCGAGTGCGATATGGGAAATTCATCATCGGATGGAGAGTTTGAGCGCCATTATCAATACATGGTGAAAGAGAAGTTTCGCGTGACTAAGCCTGGCCGCCTGACTGCCGTGCATTGCACCGATCTTCCCATGACGAAATGGCGCGATGGGCACGTTGGCCTGAAAGATTTTCCTGGCCAGATTATTCGGGTTCATGAGGAAGCCGGATGGATTTACCATGCGCGCGTGACAATATGGAAATGTCCGGTTGTAGAAATGACCCGCACCAAGGCGGTCGGGTTGGTTTATGGTCAGCTTGTGAAGGACAGCAGCAAGTCTCGCGTCGGGCTTCCCGACTATCTGCTGATTTTCCGCAAGCCGGGCGACAATGCCGATCCAATCGTGCATGACATGGGCCATGATACGGCCAGCCGCCTAGAAAGGCCGCGCAAGAATATTGGATCAAGCGAAATACCGCTGGACAAGTGGCAGGAATGGGCTTCGCCGGTTTGGATGACGATTGACCAGACGAATGTTTTGAACGTCAAGGCCGCCAAGGATCAGCAAGACGAAAAGCATCTTTGCCCCTTGCAGCTTGACGTGATCGAGCGCAGTCTAATTCTTTGGAGCAATCCCGGCGATACGGTCCTAAGCCCGTTCATGGGCATCGGCAGCGAAGGCTTCTGCGCCATGAAACTAAAGCGCAAATTCCTTGGCGTTGAATTGAAAGACAGCTATTTTCGCCAAGCCTGCCGCAACATAGACGCGGCAGAGAAATCGGCAGAGAGCCTTTTCGATTACGAGGCCGCGTGATGCTGGTGGTGTTGACCTTCTTAATCTGCGCCGCTGACGGCACCCAATGCGAGCCCGGTTATCAGGCACATCACAGTTGCGTCACGGCGCAAGCGTATGTGCGGGCGAGGCTGCATCCGTCGCTGATGATTAAGGACATTGTTTGCACAACGGAGGAGAAGAAATGAGCGGTTTGCATGATGATTTTCCACAATGCGCGCAGGCGCGTGAAGAGGCGAGGCTTGCAGAAGAGGCACAAGCCCGCGTTGAATTGCGTGATCGTTTCGCCATTGCTGCAATGACAGCGATATTGATGCGTGAGGAAGCGGGTGGTCGTGAAGTTGCGCGCTGGGCATATCAATACGCTAAATGTATGATGGAGGAGCGTGACAAATGACCCGCGCCGTTCCCAAGCGCGCCCGCAAGCTGACAGATGATGACGTGCGGGAAATACGCGTCAATCCAATACCGGGGCCGGTGCTGGCGCAACACTACGGCGTGACGCAAAAGGTGATTTATTCGATCCGGAAGCGCGAGACCTATCAGCATGTGAGGGATTAACCATGACCCGCGCCGCGCCAGAGCGTGCAATCCAGATCGCCATCAAGCGCCGCTTGGCCCTGTCTGGCGTGGTCTGTCACCACTCACCCAATGCCGGAAAGCGCAGTGTCATCGCCGGCAGAATGCTGAAGGCGGAAGGCATGATCACCGGCTGGCCTGACTTGACGCTTGTCGGGCCGGACAAGCGCATCGCGTTCCTTGAGGTGAAGGCCGCTAAGGGCCGCACCAGTGACGCGCAAGATGACTGCCTTGCCATGCTGCGCCGTATGGGGCATGACGTCGCGGTTGTGCGGTCGCAGGATGACGCGGTGCTGATGTTGCAGGAATGGGGATGGAACGTGAGATGACCGATGAACCCGTCCCATCCACCCTAGAAGATCGCCTTGCCTTCTATGAGCGCTTCGCGCGCAACCTTGCAAATCGCGTGCCTGACCCGGTAGAGGCGCTGGAGCGCGAGGCGCATTTTGAGACGCACAAACAGGGCAAGACATGAAGCGCCGGTCAATCTATGATCCGCTTCCCGCGCCAACTGCGGCAGAGATCGCCAATGAATACGCGCGCATGTCGCGCGACAATTTGGCTATGGCATTGGCCGCCATGGGATACAAGCGCGCGATATTTCAAGCGCCGCGGATTGGAACGCCGCTTTGGTATGAATACGCCATATTGAGCGAGAGTTTAGACACGCGCGCAGATCGCGCGGATTGGCCTGTTCTTTTGTTGTGCCGGCATCGCAAAGCGCCTGCCGTCTGGTTCTGCACTGTTTCATGTGACTGGAAAACTGAAGGCGCCAAAGGGCGCAGCATCATCAGCCTTGCAAGCTATACTTGGGAGATGTCCGAGAATGAAGCCGCCCGCCGCATTCTTGACGCCGTTGAACCGGACGTCCGACGTGTCAGACTATGACCCAGGTGACTGGAACCGCGCCCTCACAGGTTCGGCACGCCAGCAACGCGCCGTTGCCAAGTCTGCTCGCGATGAAGCCGGCATCGTGTCTTTTTCGGAAGAGCAAGCCGCCCTTGCCTTTGCGGCAAAGCAGGAAGGCAAGATGGTTTGGGACCATACCGCTAACCAGTGGTTTCTTTTCAGCAAGGGCAAGTGGACGGTTGACGGGATAGGCGAGGCCAATGACCGCGCCCGGCAATTCTTGCGCGACCTACAAGCCACGCCTGGCATATCAGAGGGCGAGCGCAAGGCCATGGGCAAGCTGGCATTCACGCGCAACGTCCTAGAGTTTGCCAAGTCAGACACGCGCATCGCCGTGCATCAAGCGGTTTGGGATGCTGACCCTTGGCTTTTAGGCGTACCCGGTGGCGTGGTGGACCTGAAAACAGGCAAGACGCGCGCCGCCAAGCCGGGCGAGTACATCAGCCGAAACACGTTGATAGCGCCTGCCGCGCCTTCATCCGATCCGGTCCTATGGCGCAGCTTCCTAATCGAAGCGACTGCCAATGACCCTGAAACCATTGCCTTCCTCCAGCGCCTTTGTGGGTATTTCCTGACTGGCGACGTGACAGAGGAAATGCTCGCCTTCCTGTACGGAAGCGGCGGCAACGGCAAGGGCGTGTTCGTCACCACAGTCACCACGATCCTAGGCGGTTACGCAGTAGCGGCGCCCATGGGGGCCTTCACCGCAGATAGCCGCATGAACGTGGAGTATTACCGGGCCCGCATGGCTGGAAGTCGCCTTGTCACCGCGTCAGAGACAGAGGCAGGCCACGCCTGGGCTGAAAGCCAGATTAAGGAATTGACCGGCAACGAAGCGCCAGTGTCCGCGCGCCAGCCATTCGGGCGCCCGTTCGAATACTGGCCGCAATACAAGCTGATGTTTGTCGGGAACCACGCGCCGCGCCTTAAGGGCCGCAGCAAGGCCATGGAGCGGCGCTTGCGGATTGTCCCCTTCGACAATGAGCCGGCGCAGCCTGACCACACTCTAAAGACCCGGCTAGAGGCAGAATACCCGGCCATCCTGCAATGGATGATTGAGGGGTGCCTTGCATGGCAGCAGCAGCGCTTGGGCACCGCGCCGGCAATCGCGGCAAAAACAGCCGAGTATTTTGACCTTCAAGACGCCTTTGGCCGGTGGATTGGCGAGCGCTGCACCCTTGATGCAACTTTCAGCGCGCGGCCTGGCGCCCTTTACGCAGACTTCCGAAATTGGACCAAAGCGAACGGGGAACACGCCCCCAGTAACCAAGAATTTGCCGAAAATATCAATCGCCGCAAAGGCTTATTCCGTCGCCGCGTTCGGGGGCAGGATTGGGTAGGCGGTATCAAACTGAAGGAGATGGAAGATGATTTTTAAATCCCATCTTGACCTGTTTGACCCCAAAGGGGGGCGGAGGGGGCGATGCGATGGGGAGTTTTCCCAACCTTTTACAAATACAGGCGCGCGCGCATATGCGCAGGTGGGGAGGTTTGAAAAAGTCCCTCCTCGCACCGCCCCCACCGCCCCCATCGCCCCCTGCGATCCAATTGACCCCGCCCGCAATTACCCGACCAAGGCCAGCATCAAGGCGGCTTTCAACGCTTGGACCGACGCCGGCCAGCCCTGGCCACCGCCTGCCGGATTGACGAGCGCCATCGCCTCCAGGCCGATCCCGCGCCGGGCACCCCAGCACGGCAAGCGGTGGCGCTGATGGACCTGACCCCTGCCCAAGTGGCGCGCGCCCATGCCGACGATGCGCTGGCGGAAGACTGCCTGCGCCGCGCCAGAGCCGCGCAGGAGGCGTTACAGCATCCAAAGCTGGACCAAGAGGGCCGGGAATACCTAGAGGGGCTTGTAGCGCGGTTTAAGGGCCTTGCAGAGCGGTTGCGGGCCAGCCGATGAAAAACCCTTCCCCGACAGCCCAAGCCCGTGCTAAATCCGGAAAACCAGCCCAGGAGCCAGAAATGGTAGAAAAGGCGCCAGACATGGTAGAAACCCCGCGCGCGCGCGCGAAACCGGCGAGCGGTATTCCGGCAAGCGGTATTCCTGCCGGTGGCGTTGGCACGGGTGGACCGGCAAGCGGTGCGCCTGCCCGCGCGGCCTTTGGCGAGGCGCCACAGCCTGCGGCTTGGACCAAGAGCGAAGGCCGGCGCGTGGCGGCGGAAATTCGCGCCAGCATTGCCGAAAGGCGCCAGGCGCTGCTTGATGCCCAGATGGCCCGCGCGTTGGACCCGGCGCATCCGCAGGGCCACGCGGCTGCGGTAAACCTACTGGATCGGATAATGCCGCCCGAGAGCAAGGCGACGCTTGCCGGTGATCCTGACGAGCCGGTGGCGATTACCCGAATTGAGCGCGTTATTGTGGATAAGGCGCAAAACGCCAAAGATTGAAAGAATGCCCCTTGACTCCTTAACCGCTGGTCCCGGCTGGCGTATCTCTCCAACCAGCGCGCAAGCGCCAACACGGCGTTAAGGGGTGGTGGTGAAGTGTCGTGATGGTTGGAACCGGGAATAAAAAAACGCATAGCGCGCATTTTTTCGCTTGACAGCGCGGGCCAATGGTCCTATGTTCACGTTATCAGCAAGGGCAATCAAGCCCGGCTGGAACGGAAGATAGACAGATGAGCATTTCGCATAAAATTTTGGAAAGCTTAATTCCAACAGGGGGGCGTGATCTTTCAGAAACTGAAATTTCAGCGCTGCGCGCTTTGAATGTTACGGTCCCCGACGGCTCGAAAGTTCAACGCTACCAACATAATGGTGAAAGCGTCAGCCATTTCATGGGTAATGTCTGGCGCCCGGCCAAAAGAGGCTTCAAAAGCACTCACATTCTTGTTTCGTTTGCAGCATAAGGAGCCGCGCCATGAGCATCACAAAGACTTTCCGCAATGCGGCATTCACGAAGCGCAATTACGAATGCACTAACCTTGTCGCCTGCGTTGCCGATGTTGCGCCTGGCCTCCGTGATGGAGGTCGCGTGATGTTCAATAATGTTTTTATAACCGAAACGCGAGGCGAAGGTGGCTGGTGTGAAATAGGTGTTCGCCGTGCTGACCAATTGATGGCGGTCATTACGCATCCATGCGCGGGTGCAAAATGGTTTGTTCATTTCACTGGATGGCGCGGAAAGGAAGCCTATAAAAGCAAAGAAAAAGCCGTTGCGGCTGCTACTTCTTTTGCGCTTACGGCAGAAGTAGCATGACCCCTGACCAATTCCGCGCCGCGCTTGCCGATCTGGGCTTATCCCAGGTTGGCTTTGCGCGCCTTGCCATGGTGGACGCCCGCACCGTACGCCGATGGTGCGACGGGACGCGGGCTGTCCCTGGGCCGGTGGTGGCGCTGTTGCGGGTGATGATGGCCAAAGATGAATGCCGCGAAATTGCGATTGGCGGTTAAATGACCGCCCTGCAAATCCAAACACCAGCCTGGGCAAGGCAGCTGCTGGCGCCTGCCCGATACAAGGGCGCATGGGGCGGACGCGGTTCCGGCAAGTCGCACTTCTTTGCCGAGGCCATGATTGAGGCGCATATCCTTGCCCCAAACACTTATTCCGTATGCGTCCGCGAAAACCAAAAGAGCCTTGCCCAATCCGTCAAGCGTCTGCTTGAAACCAAGATCGAGGCATTGGGCGCCGGCGATTACTTCGAGGTTCAAGAGGCCGTCATTAAGTCGCGCCGGGGCGATGGACGCATCATCTTCCAGGGCATGAAAACCCACACCGCCGACAGCATCAAGTCCCTTGAAGGCTATGACCGCGCTTGGGTTGAAGAGGCGCAAAGCCTAAGCCAAACCAGCCTGGACATGCTGCGCCCAACAATCCGCAGGCCTGGCAGCGAATTATGGTTCACTTGGAACCCGCGCGAGAAATCGGACCCGGTTGATCACTTGCTGAGGGGCGACACGCCGCCCAAGGATGCCGTGGTGCTAGGCGTCAATTATGACCAAAACCCTTGGTTTCCGGACGTCTTGCGGGATGAAATGGAGTACGACCGGCGCCGTGACCCGGACAAATACAAGCATGTCTGGCTTGGCGGCTATCTGGCCAACAGCGAGGCGCGCGTGTTCCGCAATTGGCGCGTCGAGGAGTTTGAAGCCCCGCGCGATGCCATCCACCGCATGGGCGCGGACTGGGGTTTCAGCGTTGATCCGACCGTGCTGGTGCGCTGCCACATCATAGGCCGGACGCTTTACGTTGACTTCGAGGCCTATCAGGTGGGCTGCGAGATCGTGAACATCCCCGAGTTGTTCATGACCATCCCCGAGGCCGAAAAATGGCCGATGACCGCCGATAATGCCCGGCCTGAGACTATCTCGCACATGCGAAAGCATGGCTTCCCGCGCATCTTCCCAGCGGTCAAGGGGCCGCGATCCCTGGAGGAAGGGGTGGAATGGCTGAAATCCTACGATATCGTGGTCCACCCGCGATGCGTTCACACGATTGACGAGCTGACGCTCTATTCCTACAAGCGCGACCCCTTGACTGACCGCATCCTGCCGATCCTTGAAGATAAGAAGAACCACGTCATAGACGCCTTGCGCTATGCCTGCGAAGGCGTCCGCCGCGCCAAGGTAGAAACCCGCCCCGCAATTATACCCTTGCCAAGTGCCCACCGCTGGGGCTAGATGCTCCACCATGGCGCGCATGTCCCGAGAGCAGGCCTTGGCAAACCTCCACCAGGAGGCCATGGCGGAGTTTGACCGCATTCAATCCGCGCTGCGGGATGAACGGCTGCAATGCCTGAAAGACCGGCGCTTTTACAGCATTGCCGGCGCCCAATGGGAAGGCCCGCTTTCGGAGCAATTCGAGAACAAACCCAAGTTTGAGGTGA